TGTCGAAAGTAACCCTGATGTTGGACACGTTAATTATCAATACGTTGCGGGCAGACAGCGCCTATCTATGCTTCGCAAAGATGTATACGGCGACTATCAAGTACCACACTTGTATGAAATCGTTAAGACTAATGTAGCAACCGGCCTATATACTAATGAACTTTTAGAATGGTATTCCGAAGACGATTGGAACAAGATGAATGACTTCATCGACCATGAAAAGGATGAGGAGTATTCATACGCAGCAATTGAACAGATGATTGAAAAATATCTTGTTCGCAATTGAGCAACGAAAGAAATCTATGAAACACCTCAAGTTCGTTATCTAATAGCCGCCGCAACAATCTTCCATAGTGAAGGTCCATCTACCCGACTTAAGCTTGTTAAAGAATATTACAATGCAGCTAGTGACGGGTTGTTTACTCTTGCTACTCCTGTACTCGCTGGTCTTGGTACTCCAACAAAGCAGTTTAGTAGCTGCGTACTTATTCGTAGCGACGATGATTTAGATTCAATCTTTGCTTCTGGAGAAATGATGGCTAAGTATGCTAGCAAACGAGCTGGCATTGGCTTAGAAATCGGCAGGCTTCGCTCCCTCGGTTCGCCTATTCGAGGGGGCGAAATCATGCATACTGGTATGATTCCGTTTCTGAAGAAGTGGTTCGGTGACTTGCGCTCTTGTTCACAAGGCGGCATTCGTAATGCAAGTGCTACTGTGTTCTACCCTATCTGGCATTACCAGTTTGATGACTTGATCGTTCTCAAAAACAATCAGGGCACCGAAGAAACTCGTGTTCGTCACATGGACTATGGTGTTGTTCTTAGTGCATTCTTTTGGAAGCGTTTCAAGAACAAAGAGAACATTACATTCTTCGATCCAAACGAAGTGCCTGAATTGTATGAAGCCTTCTATCAGAACACAGCAAAGTTTGAAGAACTTTACGTGAAGTATGAGAAGCGTAAAGACTTGCGTAAGAAGACTATGAGTGCTGAGGAAGTATTTAAGGGCGGTATTCTCAAGGAACGCACTGACACAGGTAGAATCTATCTAGTGTTCATTGATAACGTTATGAATCAGGGACCATTTGACCCTGAGTATCATACTATCTATCAGTCAAACCTTTGCGTAGAGATTCTTCTTCCCACAAAGTCATTCAAGCGACTAGACGATCCAGCCGGACGAATCGCACTTTGTACCCTCGGGAGTATGAATTGGGGTGCGTTTAGAAATCCAGAAGATATGCGTAGAGCATGTCGTATTCTATTACGTAGCTTGAACAATATTCTAGATTATCAGGACTTCTTGTCAATTCAGTCTAAGCTATCAAATGATGAGATTCGCCCAATTGGGATTGGCGTAACTAATCTTGCATACTGGCATGCCAAACGTGGATACAAGTATGGCGAATCAGAAGCACTACAAGATGTAAAGAGTTGGGCAGAACACCAAACATACTATCTGATGGAAGCAAATGTTGAACTTGCTAAAGAACGTGGCAAGTGCTTAGACAGTGACAAGACTCGTTATGGTAACGGAATCTTTTCATGGGAGCTTCGTTCAAATGGAGCTAACGAACTAGCTGACTTTACTCCCGAACTTGAATGGGAAACGCTTCGTGCGGACATGGTAGAATACGGTGTGCGTAATGCTACTGTTGGTGCAATTGCTCCAGTAGAATCAAGTTCAGTAGTTATCAATTCTACTAACGGAATTGCTATGCCCATGAGCTTGATTTCTGTAAAGGAAAGTAAGGCTGGTTCGTTCATTCAGGTTGTTCCTGAATATCAGAAGTTGAAGAACAAGTATCAGCTTATGTGGGACCAAACAGATTGCGTAGGCTATCTCAAGACCTCTGCTGTTCTTGCTGCTTATATGGATCAGTCAATCAGTACTGACACATTCTATAACCCTGCTCACTTCCCTGATAGAAAAGTTCCAACTACTCTTATCGCAAAGAACTTGATGCTTGCTCACAAGTGGGGAATCAAAACCCTCTACTACAGCTTGATTAATAAGAAGGGTTCTAAAGAAGAAGAAGATGAAGCACCACTAGAAGTTATTGACTTCTTTGAAGATGATGGTGATTGCGAAAGTTGTAAATTATAATGTTAGAAACAATTTGCGATATTTTAAAGGATGCCTATGCTCGTAACTGGATTACTAGCCGCGACGGCAACATCAGTATTCGCCATCATGACCGTGACCACTTCTATATCACACCTAGTGGTGTAAGAAAGCAGACACTACAGCCCGATCAATTCAAAAAGATTGGGCTAGTGGACACCGGTACTGAAACAATCTGTAAGATTCTACCCTACACTGCTATCTCTAGCGAGTTACAGCCAAGCGGTGAATTGCCATTGCACTTTGGCTTACTCAAAGAACTGGGACAGCACAGTGATGACATTCGTGTAGTAGTTCACGTTCACCCTACTTACTGTGTTGCCGCAATGCATGCCGGTATTAACTTGAACGAGCTAGTGACACACTTCCCTGAGTTGGGTAGGTACACTAGAGTTGCTCCTAATGTAGGTGATGTTCCTCCTATCAGTGAAGAACTTGCTACACAGTGTCATAATAACTTAGGACTTGACAGTGAAGGCAACATCGCTTATGATATTGTAGGCATTAAGGGGCACGGAGTAGTTGCTATTGACACTACTCCTTGGCGAGCATATGAACATATTGAGCGCCTAGAACATATTTGTAAAATCGTATTAGCATCGGGGAATTATTAATGAGCAAGAGTCAATATAATCTAACTACAAAAACAGACTATCTTAACCGCAAGATGTTTCTTGACCCAGCAGGCCCTGTAACTATTCAGCGTTTTGAAGAAGTAAAGTATCAGAAGCTACAGAAGATTGAACAATCAGCCCGTGGATTCTTTTGGGTTCCAGAAGAAGTCAATCTTTCTAAAGACGCAAATGATATGAAGGATGCTAGCGAAGCTGTTGCGCATATCTTTACTAGTAATGTTCTTAGACAGACTGCCCTTGACAGCTTGCAAGGCAGAGCACCAGCACAGGTCTTTACCCCTGTCTGCTCTATCCCTGAACTTGAAGCTATTATGAGCAACTGGAGTTTCTTTGAAACAAACATCCACTCTCGTTCATATAGCCACATCATTCGCAACATCTACAATGTTCCTAAAGAAGTGTTCAACACTATTCATGATACTCAGGAAATCATTGATATGGCATCAAGTGTCGGTGAGTATTATGATAAACTACATGCTCTTAATTGTAAGAAAGAACTTGGAATAGCGGTAGCCGAACAAGAACATATCAATGCGATTTGGCTAGCTCTACATGCTTCTTACGCACTTGAAGCATTCCGCTTTATGGTATCGTTCGCTACAAGTCTCGCAATGGTCGAGAATAAGATGTTCATGGGTAATGGCAATATTATCAGTTTGATTCTACAAGACGAACTCTTGCACAAAGAGTGGACTGCTTGGATGATTAATCAGGTTATCAAAGAAGACCCTCGTTTTGCTAAGGCAAAGATTGACTGCGAACATGAAGTTCGTAAGATTTATGAAGATGTAATTCGTGAAGAAAAAGAGTGGGCTGCGTATCTCTTTAAGAAGGGTCCAGTCATCGGTCTGAACGAAAAGATTATGATGGATTTTGTTGACTACAACTCGGTAGACGCTCTTAAGCAGATTGGCATTAAGTATTGGAATCCAGCCCCAAAGACTACTCCTATTCCTTGGTTCAATAAGCATATGGATACCAGTAAGAAACAGACTGCACTTCAAGAATCAGAATCAACATCCTATGTAATCGGAGTGATGAGCGATTCACTAGATTACGACGAACTACCGAATTTATAAGGAGAAAACGAATGAAAGCAATAATTTGGTCAAAGGATCACTGCCCCTATTGTGTGCAGGCTAAGACACTTCTAGAACAGAAGGGTATTGAATTTGAAGAAAAGAAGATTGGTGAAGGGTACACTAAGGAAGACTTGCTTGAAGCAGTCCCTAATGCACGTACCGTACCTCAGATTTTCCTCGACGGAGAACTCGTCGGTGGATTTACAGAACTTCGTGCTAAGTTTTTAGCAGAAGCAGCATAAGAAAGAAAAAAATATGACAATTAAAGTTGGAGAAACCTATACATTCAAGCTTACAAGCGGTGAAGAAGTTGTAGGAAAAGTTACCGCACTTGAAGATAATATTGCATTACTGCATGATCCGGTTTCAGTTGCACCGGGACCACAGGGTCTCGGATTGATTCAAAGCATGTTTACCGCAGATCCTAAAGAATCTGCAAGATTGAATATGAATAACGTTACTATCTTTGCATTAACCGACGAATCCGTAAAAGCTAAATACATACAAGCAACTTCTGGAATCATCGTTCCGGATAAGAAGCTAATTTTGGGATAATAGATGGCAAAACTAAGTAGAAAAGGCGACGCAAACGCTGCCGGAGGCAAAATCATCCGTGGTGCTTCCACAGTATTTGCTAACGGTATTGAGGTAGGATTGCATGTAAGTGACATTACTCCTCACGGTAAAGACAAACATAAGGCTGCTAAAACCACTGAAGGTAGTCCAACTGTCTTCGCTGATGGCGTCGCCGTTCTACGAGTCGGGTCAGGTAATGATTGTGGTCACAAAATTACCGAAGGTAGTCCTGATGTATTTGTTCCTTAAGGTAAGTTATGGCTAACACAGGCAAAAATAGTCCGTTAGGGGTAAACGTTACGGGTTCTACCCTCAATAACACAGGATATTCTATCAATTCGATAGCAGCTAAGTACATGGGTGTAAGCAAAACTAATGCTGCATACACTCCTGGTTCACTAGTAGAGCAAACTGCACTACGCTGGTTAACGTATGCTATCAATGATGCATACACTAGAGGACAAGTATTAAAGACTCCCGCAGGTACTAGCACATACGACAATCTCATATCTATCGGGGCAACCACTCTTCCTGCTTTAGGTAATGCTAAGCCACCAACTTACACAGTTGAAGACCCATCAGGCGTCTGGACTGATGCTGCTGTTATGTACGGAGAGCAAAATGCAGTTGCCGGCGGGTATAATCCCAATGATGTATTACCTGGACCAGCAACTTCGGGCTATGGAAACTATGACGGCACATACGGGGATTCGTTGCAAGGTTACGGATTAACTGACCAAAAGCAAAACGCTACTTGGTACCCGTATAACATGACTAACCCCAATGATTCTATTACTCAGTGGGGGTGGATTCGGTGTCATGCATTACAAGCATGGAATGAATTCAACTGGAACGGTAATGAAGTAAATCAAGCTGCTCCCCAGTATAATGATTTTACTTCTTCCTTTACAACCATGAGTTCGTATGTAGCTTATGTCAATGAAGCAATCCTAGCAGCACATAATTCTAACTCATTCCTAGAAGATACGTATAGTAACATGGATGACCTAGTTACTGCTGACATTTCTGGCATCAGTCTTTCAAGTAAAGATTTTGGTACTGACCTAATCAATTTGGGCAAGGCATTTAATCTAAAGAAGCTAGATGCATTTGGATTACCTTCTACTCTACTAGAAATTTTAGGCACAAACAACGCCGTCACTCCGGATTTAAGTCTAGCATTATTAGCGTCTGGTCTAACCAGTGATGAGATCAGTACACTGACCTCAAGTTCAGCGCAATCAATTACTCCTGAACAAGAGCGTAAAGCATACGGGGCATTTTTGATTATTGCAGGCACAAATCTATCAGAGATACTAGCTCCATTGCAGTGCGTAACTCAAGGGCTTACATCATTGGCTGACTTATTGAACGTCAAAAAAATGTTCCCTCTAAGTTATACCTCATTAACTGTTCCTAAATATAATGCTAATCCAGGACCAACGAATAGCAAAACGTATTACCTAATCTACGAGAATGGTGCAGTAAACGCAGCACTAGATACCCCTGATATGCGAGACTACGTAGGCATCCAAGTTCCCAAAGGAACTCCTCCAGTATATGACAGGGCTATTACTAAAGTAGATCCTAATAATTACGGAGACCTTCCAATTGGTTTCGGTGCATATGCTAGAGGAATAATTCCCGGAGATCAAGTTATTGCAGCAGGCGCATTGTCATTCACTATGCGTCAAGTTCGTAAAATTGACCAAGTAGATTTTAAGAAATTTGCAAAAATTGCACAAGGCATGGAAAACATGCAGAATCTTCCACTAGTTGCTGGAACTAGTAAGCCCACAAATCAAGAATCAATTGACACTAACATATCAAAAGGTGCATTAGGATCAGGTCCATACGGTTCGTTCACTATGAGCGACATGTTTGGAAGTATGAGTGGTCTACCTTATCCATGGCAAAAAATTTATGAAAGCATAA